GGAATGGGTCGAGGCAAAGACACAGTTCGCCGTCATCTTTGGCGAGCGGTTCTTCAACTGATGAAACCGGCCCACCGCACAGAATTCCTGACAGTCCCCGAATAGACGCGTCAGTCGTAGGATCGAACTCGAACATCCGCCGAGCATATCCAACGCCGGGGCTCGGGTTGACCAATGTGCCAGAGCAAAAGTTGGCAATCAGATAGTCGCGAAACAGGTTCGCCCAGCTAGGCGACGTCAGATTGTTCCGCGGGTCGGTCAGTTCGCCCGTCCTCGGCTCAGACGTGGCGGTGCCAGTTGCCCCAACGCCCCAGGTGATCGAATCTCCTACCAAGCAGATTTCCGCGCTAGTCCAGCCATCGAGTAGGATCTCGACGAACTGCCGCATCGTCGTCTTTTGCTCTTCCAGATCCTCAACCCGCCCCGTCAGGCTCGTCAGCGCAACATTTTGCGAGGAAACATCCATGACCTTCCGGAAGGTAAGCGCCGTTGTACCAACGACAATCGTGCCCGTCGTGACGCACGAGTACGATTGACCGGCAAGCGTCCCCTCGTTGATCATAAACCCGGCGCCAGGGAACTCGTCACCAGCGTCTAGATCCACGGCGCGGACAGGAGCGCCGACAGCTTGTATGACGTAGATGCCATTTTCCGCCGCAGCCGTCTGCCCGCACACCCCCACGCGATCTCCCGTCACGAGGGTCACGCCGCCGAAAGATGCTCCATTTACGAGGCTCGACAGCGTCACATTGGTAATAGACGCCGCGCGGACGGGATTCTTCCACTTGATGCCGACACCGGCCAGCGAGACGGCGTCGTCAACAGACCTCTGGATGGTTGGGGCAAGCTCGGCTCGGATGCGGCCCTTATCCGGCTGGCTTGGACCCGACGTGGGGCCGTCGGCGTAAACAGCGTCGAACGCCGCCTGAATTTCACTTGCCATTGCATTCCTCGCGCGAAAAGTCCTCCATTGCCCAGACGCAGCCGCGCAATGGAGGATAGATTTTTAGATGATTGTTACGGGAAGAGGCCCAGATGACGGGCCTTCGACATCGGAGACATTCACAGGCAGCGCATAGTAGTCCCACACGCCTTGAGGCGCGCAGCTTGCCGTCTCTTCGAAAAGAACGACGTCGTCGATCGAGCCTGCGAAGGTGCTGCCCGCTCTTAGGCTGAAGGTGTCTCGGGCGCCTGTTGCGGTGATGCTTTCCAGGTACGTGCCGTTCGCGGACCTATCCGGAGAATCATCAAAAGGAGACCCGCCCGTTGAGATGCGCGCCCTGATCGTCCCTGCTGAATAAGCAGACACAACATATTTGATGCGCGCCTTATTGCCGCTGGCGATTGCCGCAGCCTGGGACAGCAGTGACCCGGTGCCCGCCGCTTTGTTCGCCGTGCCCCCAGAGATCGTCCAGCCAGTTCCCTTCGTCCAGACCGTGTCTGTGTCAAAGCCGGGATTGCTCAGCAGGTTTGTTCGTGTCGTGTCGCCATCGGTGAACGAATAGCTCGCCGACGGTCCTACCGCCCGTGTGCCGACAAGGGTGGCGGTGTCAGGATCGAATGCCGCGCCAGATGCCACCCTGTAAATCTGCACCGTTGAGACGTGTCCGTCGTTGCCGGTGGAGAACCCAAAGGACGCATTACCAAGACGGGGTGCCGATCCGGTGAGCGTGAACGACGCCAGCGCCGCCGGCGGTGTCGGGTCCGATGTCGAAGTGATCGTCTCCGTTACCGACCAATTGGAATATCTTCTGTTCGAAGCAATGAACGCGGCTTGGATATCCAGAACCTTGTCGACGGGGACATTCCCGGTCGAAAGATCTATGTACCCACCGGACGGCTCCGAACTTGGATTGGGCTGCTCAACCCATGCGCCAGGAGTTCCCAAGCCGTCCGCGTCCGCTACCCTGTAACGAACGACCGGCGTCAAGCTGCCGTCATCCGGGTCGATAATCACGACACGGATATAGACGCTCCCGCCGTTTGCCTTGGCCTGGATCAGATTGATCACCGGCGTCGGGATCTCGGAAGCATTCACCGCCGGCGGCACCGGCGGCTGCTGCCCCTCTTCCGTCGCCGGGTTCCAGTCATCGATCCCCTCGGGATGCTCGATGAAGTCCATCGTGAAGCCACCCTTTGTGAGGGCCACGATGGAGCGTCGGTTCTCCACGAGTTTCCCGTCCAGCTTAGGCAGCCGCTTGGGCGTCTCGAGCCGGACCCACCGCGCATAGACCGCATTGATGCCGGAAAGCCGGACATCGAGGCTGCCCTTGACCTTCTGGCGCATCCGCTCCCAGTCGCGCTTTCCAAGGCGCCGTGCTTGCCGCCACTGGTGGCACCACTCGTAGCTACCCTCCATAGTCAGGACGCGACCTGCGGCGATCTGAGCGGCCGTGTCCTCGAAGAAGTCAGTGTCGCAGCTCGTGTAATTCGTGGCCGGATAAGTGAACTTCGGCACAAGCCGATTGCACTCGTCTTCGAACAGCACGTCGTACTGGACCTGGTGGCCAACGATGTCGGCATCGGTCAGCATTGCCGTCCGGCTTTCGCGGAACTTGCCGACCGTCAAGATGCGGGCTCCATCGCCGCGCGCGACCAGGTGACCGTCGCAGGTCGAGAGAATAGCGTTCAGCCCAGACTTCGGGCCGTTCTCTGTCGTGTCCCAGCCATTGCACTCGTAGCGCGGTTCTGTACCGCCGCCTTTCAGCGGAACCAGCTCGTCGCAAACATCGGCCTCTTCTTTCCATAGGTCGATGACTGGAAGCAGTGCCTTTGTGTAATCAAGGCCGAATCCGAATTCATTGAAGCAGAGATGCCAGGCGCAGATGACCGCAGAATTGCGCGTCCACGTCCAGGTGCTCTGATCTGCCGGATCCTGCGCCGGGTCGCGGAAGTCCCAGCAGTAGGCGCCGTCGATCTCTACCGAAGGAGATGGGGCGCCGTATGGAAATGCCGTCTGCTGATCCTGGGCGTCGGCGTTGTGCGCACGCATGGCAAGTGAAGCCTGACCGTCTCCGCGATGGGCGTTGGTCCAGATGCCGTCAGCGCCAAGCGCCGAGACGAGCTCGGAGTATGGCGTTTCCGGATTGTTGCCGAGGCGAGTGTAAAGCCGCACGCTAGCCGAGCCCGCCCCATACCTGCCGCCAGTAGTGAGCGGAGTAACGACGTCGCCTACGACCGTCACCTCGTCATCGTTCAAGTAGAAGCGGTTGAACGACTTGATCCGATGCCCGGCGATCGCCTGGACAGAATACAGCTTCGAGCCCTTCGCCTCCCACATCATGCGTGCGCCGGCAAGACGAGTGCGGCCGACCGCATAGACGCGGAATGGTATCGCCTGGTTGAGCGGCGCCCTGCCATCTTCAGGCTTCGGTGGCTTTGGTGCCTGCGCCAGAAGCGCCTGCAGACCGATCGAGATGGCCGTCGTGGCAATCGCCGACGCGATCGAAGCGTAGGAGATGGACGCAACGCCAATGTTGAACGCACCAGTGCCGAGAACCGCGGTGAAGATCGGCGTGAAGATCGGATCGAACAGAACTTCGCTGTAAAGCGACGTCGTGCAGCCCAGCCCATAGCGCTGCAGCATCATGCGGTGATGGAAACTCATGCGTCTCGATCTCCATCCGGCGCGCGCCAGGCAGCAACGTGATCAAGTTTCTTGGCGATGACACCGGACGGCGCCAGCAGCGCCCAGAGCGGCCCGAAACGAATCGCGCAGATTTCCTTAGCCTCGCCGTCAAGTCCTGCTGGCGCTTTGACAACGCCGACGTCACCATCCTGCGGGTGCTGGACGCGCTTAAACCCCAACGGCTCCAATGCCGCTGCTGCGAACGCAACAACGCCCCCTGCTCTCGCCAGTATGTCGTGGGCGCCCTTTGCCGATGCGTAGGTGCCGCGGTATTTCTCTGCCGGGTCGACCCCCACACTTTCCTGCAGCCACGTGCCACAGAACGTCGTGCAATCGTCGCCGCCCATCCCGCCCCATCTGAAGCGGTGAGGCAGGGCAAGAAATTCGTGCAGTGTCATGAAATACCTCGCGGGCGCTGCGACCTAGAAGTTTGGCCAGACCGGCTGTACGCCCCTGGCAAGCCTGCTTGTGCCGTCGCAGAACTTGTCAGTTGGCGAGATCGCCTTCTGGTGCGGGGTGGACCAAACGGAGCGCGCTCCTCGCGACCGCGTGGCCTCGCCAGCAACAACGGCCAGAGACAGGGATAGCGTCACGGTTTGCCCGCTAGGCGTGGCTGGCGACGACTCCGACACGTGCGAGGCCGTGCCAGACCAAATCGGAATGACGTTGCTCATTGGCTGGTAGTATTGGTCCAGCGTCGTGATGCCCATTTGCACAGTGGTGCCGCGCACTGAGGGTAGGCTGTCAATCATCCTCGCGGCTGACGTCGGATCGATGCCTGAAAGCGTGAATTCCACGCTGTCAGCCGTGCCGTTTACCAGCACCTCGAGCGTAGGCACGCCGACTAGCTTGCCGCCGCCGAGGTAAACCGTGCCGGTTGGGTCGATGCTGTCGAAATTGGCCGGGATATCGTTGATCCCGAACCACATATGGAGCGACGGCGTCGTGCCGATGCGGAGGAATATCCCCAGCTGGTGGCTGCCGCGCAGCTCACTGATGACGTTATCTGGAACCCAACCCATCAGAACGCCTCAACAAACTGGATGGATTGCTGCGTCACGAAGAACGCCTCGACCACGCTTGGCAGCGTGAACTCAGACTTAAACTTTGCAACGAACCGCGGGCGGGCGAATTCTACTCTGGTGTTCGCTGTGACGGCCTCCCGCAGCGGAGGGCTGATGGCCAACGTGTATAGGGGTGTCGGGTCGTCCGTTTTACTGACTACTTCCCAGTACCGATACGCGCGCCAGCCCTTGTTGGGGTGGTAAATGGAAAACCAGTCGGACCATCTCAGCGGCCGGTCGAGGCCACTAACACGCATCTTAATGATGCCGGCATTTAGCGCAGCAGCGGTGGCGACTGTGCCCCACACTGTGGCCTGGCTATAGCCAGCCCCGTCCGAGAAGCTGGACCCGTCTGAGTGCGTGATCCCGCTGACGATTGGCGCGGGCAGTCCGCCGACCTTGGGGAAAGGACCGAACCAATCTGTAATGATTGGCACATTGATGAAGCGGAACCCGCCGTTAAGGCGGGCTCCAAGCCAGTTGACGTACTCGTACTGCTCGGGATCCTTGATCTTGCAGTCTTCGTATGTGGCGGTGACGATACCACCCCCACTCATCTCGATTGTCTGACTCTCGCCTACACCGTTGCGTCCGCCGTCGATCGATGACCCTGTTACGTCGTAAATTGCCTTCACCGGGGCCAGAAAGTTCGCCTCCAGCGTCGGCTGGCCAGTATAAACCGCCATCAATCAACCCTTCTGGCTAGTGTACCTGCTCTGCATCGTGCCGAAGCCGCCGCGGCGCTGGTTCTCGTTGTACTGGCTAAGCCCCTCGCCAACGCCCTGCTTGACCAGCGTACGAATGTGCTCGTCGCCGCTCGCGCCGCTGACGTGCACCTGCAGGATGCCAGGCTGTACGTTGCTGTTCGCCGACGTTCCGCGTCCATTAAGACGAGGCGCGCGAGGTGCGCCGACATAGCCGCCGCTGGCGTACCCGCGAAGGCGTTCAAGCGTAGGGACGCCTATGCGGCTGACCGCAGCAGCGTCGAATACATACTCGCCTTTATGAACAATGCCCGCGGGTGTGTACTTGCCGCCTGTGCCGGTGAAGCCGCCCTTGTCGAACAGCCCTATCCCGCCGCTTGCTGCTAACTGTGCAGAGCCGCCAAAACCTGCGCCCGTGATCAGCGACAGCCACGAAGATCCGCCAAGACCGCCAGCGGCACCCATATTCTGGGTGATCGCTGCCAATCCGGAATTGAAGCCGCCAAGCCCGTTAACGGCGCCTGCGGCGGTTTCTCCCATCTTGGCAATCTGGGTGTTGAACTTGGCGACGTAGGAATTTCCAGTCGTCCCCAGAATGTCCGCGCCCATACCGCCTTTACCGACAGAGCCGGGGCCGCCAAACCAAGCCTGAGCAGCGCCGCTTGCGCCGAACTTGCCGACGTAGCCACCGAAGCGGTGATTGAAGATGGCGTCCTGTGCGGACTTGTCGCCAAGAAACTCGCTTGCCGACAGTCGCCTTCCGAGAGCCGCCTCAGACCAAGGACCGATATTGTTACCCATGACCTGATAGGCGCCGTATGCTCGGTCACCATTGCGGGTAATCGGGCCAAGTGCGCCGTAGTTGCCGCTGCTTTCGATTGCCTGAATGGCCTTGGCGTACATGCCGATGTTGCCAACCGCAGGCAATGCACTCCGCGTCACAGCCCCTACAGGAGCCGCGAACGTAGTCGCAGCGGAAGACGCTGCGGCAGCGATGCCACCGCTCTTGCCTCCGCCGCCGAGAAGGGCCGCCGCAAGAGCGCCGCCGATCTGCTCGAAGAGGCTGTCCAGCGACTTCTGCATGGCGTTGGCTGCAGCATTCTTGACCGCATCAGCGAAGGATTCGCCGATGCTTTTGCCGCCAGTGAGAATGCCGCTGCTGAATTCGGAGAGGAACGACTGTGTTAAGTCGGACAGCTCTTCCTGCTGGAACCGGTTGCGGATCATCGCGGCATTTTCGCCACCAAGATCCTCATCGAGGCCATAGGAGCGCAGTCGCAGTTTGACTGCCTGCTCTTGCTTAGAAAGGCCGGCGAAGGCGGAGTCGTCCAGCAAGTCCTGCTGTAGCTTGGCCTGGGCCAGCGCTTGCGAGTACTTGCTGTATAGCTCGACCTTCTTCTCAATCTCGGCGCGCTGCTCGGCGCTGAGCGACCGACCCTTGTCTTCCGCCTGCTGCAGTAGCTCGAGGCGGAAGCGTGCGGCGTCGGTCTGGACGCCGTATTCACCCGTCAGTTCCGTCTCGAGTTGCAGCTGCGCGATACGATCGTCGGCGCTCTTGACCAGGTCGCGATAGGCGTTCGCAGCACGCTGCGCGGCCGTTTCGGCTTTCTTGTCTGGCTCGTCGCCAAGCTGAATCGGCTTTGCGCTAGGAATTGGAACCGGGACTGTGCGCCCGTCAGGATTTACGACAGTCGGGTTTGCGTTGCCAATTCGACGTACAGCATCTCGGTACGCCGTGTCGGCATCGTCACGCTCTTCACGGCTTGCGGCGTTGCGGCGAGCGTCTCGCCAAAGCCTCTCCGCCTCCTGTAGGTCGGTGAGCGGAGCAACACCAATTTTATTGAGATCGCGAAGAGCGTTAGAGAGTTTGTTAATGGCTTGCGTCTGCCGATCCGCGGAACCCTCAATCAGGTCAAGTGACTTGACCATCTCTGGAATGCTTTTCGCGAGTTTCAGCGTGTCTTCGTCGAATTGACGAAAATCCTGCGCCAGTTTCCTTATGGGCTCCGGCACACTTTCGTCATTAGCGATCCGAGAAAGAGCCTCGCGGAAACGCAAAATGTCAGGCTCGCCTCGCTTGATGGAGGTGTTCAGATCAGCGAATGCGGCTCGCAGGTTGCGGACAACATCCGGGTTCATGTCCTTCAGAATCGAGGCGTTCTCAGTCAGTATGCCGGGGCCGAAGGAAGCCGTGATCTTGGCTTGCTCGGCGACAAGCTCACGCGCCGTCCTTAGGCGATCTTCGGTATCTGCCTTGGCGACTTGTGCGCTCTCAGTCGCGTATTCTCTAAGGCTTTTTGCGGCTTCTCCGTACCTCTCCTTGAGGAGAGAGATAGTCTCAGCGTGGCCCTTCAGGACGTCGTCTGCGCTTTTGACGTCCTTCGAGCTCGACATATATTGGATCAGCGCAGCGCCGGCAGCGATGACGCCGATGGTCACCAGCGAAATCGGATTAACAAGCTGTAAGAAGGCGCCAGCTACAGCAGGGCCGATCTTCTGCCCACTTGCCCTGATGTCGTTGAAAACCTGCGCAACCTGCGGACCTTGCTGCAGAGCGACCGTCTGCCACGGCATAAATGCCGCGGTGGTCGCAATATCAAACCCTTGCGCGGCGAGGTTCGAGGTGTTGAATGCGCCAGCACCCATACTTCCTCGTCCCGCCGGCATAGCCGCCAGAGCAGCGTTCCTGCCCTTGATCGCAGCCGTCGACGCCAGCGCGGCTTGCCGCTCGCGCTGAATAGCCGAAGTCATCTCGTTCGCAGAGATGGCGCCGAGGGCGTGAGCCCGCTTAATGTCGGCAACGGCCGACTTGTAGTTGTTGATCGTTGCGAACAGCGGCGAGTAGCGAGCGCGAAGACGCTCAAGCTCTTTACCCTGGTCGGCGAGTGCGCCGCTCCACTCCTTGGCGCCTCGCGTGCCGATTCCGACCATGCCGTCGATGCGCTTTTGCAGCGCTGTCGACATGGATTTATCTATGCCGTTGCCGAGGGCGTTGAACTGTTTTTCGACCTTGCCTGTGGTCGACGAAATGTCCGCCTCGAGCCGTTTGAGGCTCCTCTTCACCGTGGCAAGGTCGGTGCTGATGGAAATTACAAGATCATCTGTCTTTTCAACCATCAGGCGAATGTCCTAGAAATAGAAAAGCCCGCATGGTGGCGGGCTGAGGGGTGGCAAATGGATGGATGGCTGAAGATGCTGGTCGCGACAGCATGCATGGGGGTCGCGGGCTGCAACACGATTGAGAACCAATACGTTGATGCAAATGGTAGGCGAGGAAACGGTCAGACGACTTTTGGCGTGACCATGGAGAACGGCAAATTCTCTATCGCCGACGCTGGGGTCACATGCTCAGGCTCGTTCCCGCACTGGCGTAATGCCACCATCGTGTTTCCAGTCACCTGCACAGATGGAACTTCTGGCACGGTAACCATGACGCGCCCGACAGCGAACGCGTCAATGGTCGCCGGCGAAGGTACAATGAGCCTTACGAACGGAGACACGCGTCGATTTGTATTCGGCCGAAAGGACATGATGGGCTAGCCATACTTGGCTAGCAGCGCGTTCATTTCGCCGCCAGAAGGGGCACTCTGCTCACCTTCTGCGCCATTTGCTTCATTGCGGCCGTGGATTGCCTCAAAGAACTCGGTCAGGGAGGCGTCCCAAAAATCAGCGGGACGCCAGCCAAGACCACCGAGCGCAATGCGCATCCAGTCGCGCCAAGGGAATGGCGCGCTTACTTCGTCGCGTCCGCGACCGCTTCGACGTTTCCCTCTTCACCATCATCGAAATGATGAGCGAGGGCAGCGTTGAATGCTGCGGCGCAGTCCTTGAAGTGCTTCAGTTTGAGCTTCTGAATCGCGGCAAGCCGATCGCCTTTGATGGTCAGCAATTCAATGCCAGCCAACACAGCGGCCGCCTCAACGCCAGACAGGCGCATAAAGAGATCCTGAAAGGACTTGCAGTCCAGCCTCGTCGACACAGCGGCGAGACCGGACATTGTGGCGGCAATGACTAGTTCAACGCCGTCGATCGTCAGCAGAACTTCGCCGCGGGCGCCGTTCACCATTACGCTCTCCTCTTTAGCCATGGATTACACCTCTGCCGTAAAGGTCAGCTCTCCGGCGGCGACGAAAGTCGCGCTGAATTCCATGTTCGGCTCAACGTCGCCTTCAAAACTAAAGTCCGTAATCATCCAGCTGCCTTCGTAGGTGCCGTCGCCAGGAACAACAACCTGCGCATTGAAAGCGCTGGCAGAGCGGACATAGCCCATAAAGGTTGTCATTGCTGCGCCGGCAACGAACGCTCCAGAACCAGAGAAGGTACGATTCGAAATACCAGGCCGGCTAGTCTTCTGTACCGGGCCGCCGGGGTTGGTGCAGCTCGGCACGGTGGTGTCGATCTCGTTCGCCGACATGTTGAAGCTGCGCGTCTTCAGTCCGCAAAGGTTGCTGTACACCTCTGGAGTCGCGCCATCACCAATTTTAATAAGAAGCAGTCTGCCAAGTTGCTGACCAGTTGCCATGTGTAGGTTCCTTCATATGAAAAACCCGGCACATGGCCGGGATGGTGGGGTGTGGTTTTTGGTGACCGCAGCGCCGCTGCGTGTTTGCCGTTAGGGCTTTTCGACGTTGGCCACGAAGTCGATAACAGCGTGACTGGTCAGCCCATCCGTATCGCGGAAGACCCGCGTCTGACGGTGCATGATTGAGATCAGGCGATTTGTTGCGAGCGTGAGCGGCGCCAGATGCAGGATTTCCGCGACTGCGTCGGCTATCTGATTTGCTACTGGGTATCCAACTTTCCGCGACCACGCGTGAAGCGTCAGGTAGACTTCGCCGCCGTTCACGCATGTCGCGTCGTCGCGTAGAAACTGCGCTTCGCCGATCGTGACATACGATTCTTTTGGTGTGGCGAATGCCGTATCGGGTGGTTGATCGTAAACGCCGTTGACCAGCGCCATCAGGTCGACGTCAGCCTTTAGGCGCGCAACTATAGCGCCCTGGAGCTCCAATTCTGGACTGGCCATCAGCGTTTACCCTGCGCTTCCCTGACGCCTTTGTTGACGGCCGCCAGTAGTTTGCGGCGGGCCGCTTTGCGGTAGGCTCGCCACGTATGAAATACGTGCGGCTGCGCAGCCGTGCCTGGGTGCATCTGCGCTTCACCGCTAAAACTGATGTTGCCGCCACCGGGGGCGACATTGTGCGGAGCAGTCCCGAACTCCAAAAAACGCCAAATGAACTTGGCAAAGATGCCGGCAGCGTCCTTGTCTTTCGTTTGTGTCACGCCGACCTGCCGCTTGTCTGGGTTGTCGACCAGCCTTGCGCCTTCAATACTGGCAGCATAGTCGCCAGTTGCGCCGCGTGGCGCCTTAGCGGCAATCCGAGTGGCGGCCTCCTTCGCGATCTCGAGCTTTGCCTCCGCTGCGTACTTCTCGACAGCGGGCGCCAACTCATTCAGCCTTCGCGTAAGAGCCTCGCGGCCCAAAACCCTGGCCTTGAGCGCCATTACGTCGCCACCCCATCATCAACTAGCAGGTCGAGCCACGCGTTTTTCTGGTCTGGGTTGGTGACGGTCCTGATATTCATCACGCGCGACGCGTTGCGAGCATCCACGATGCGCCATGCGGTAGTCACCTCGCGCGCAGCAGCGCAACTGCGAATTCGAACCGTGTAAGGCTGAACTCCGACAAGGCGCGCAGCCTGCACCGGCTCGCCACCTCGCAGCGGGATCAGTTCGGCGGCCGCGGTGAAGACTGTTTCGAACGGCCCCGCCACCTCATTGCCGTAAGAATCATCAACGATTTGACGTTTTTGAAAGTGCAGCCTTTGATGCATGCGGCCGGCGCTTGGTTTCTTGGCCATCCGTGTTCTCCTTACGCGGCGCCGCAATCTTTACTGCGGCGCCCTTGCTGATGGCCTCGTCGGCGCAGGCCCTTGTGACGTTGAGCGCCATTCCGGCTTTGTAGGCGATGGTGAAGCCAGGCTGGACCCAATTGAAGTTGGCGCTGAACCTCACCCAAGCCATTAGGCGAGCGTCACGCCAGGATCTTGGATGTCGACGGCGAGAACGGTCGTCGACTTCGCAATGCCGATCTGGATCGTGTCCATTCCGGCCACAAGGTCCGCGCGGGGGCAGATTCCGCCTGCGGTTCCGCTAAGCCAGTAATCGGTGCCCGCGACCAGCGTTGCGCCGATCGTGATGTCACCAGACTTGTGGATCGAGACGGGCTGGTTCAGCGACGCGCCATTCAGCGAAATGCCGTGAACAGTGCGTGTGCCAGTGCCGTTGTTGTCCGACTTCATCCACTTGTTCGTGGCTGCGTCGAGGTAAATCGACTGCCCAGCGGTGATAGTCTCACCCGCTGTACCGGTGTCGCGCGTGGAATTCGTGCCGGGAACTACCGACCCGGGCGCTACAACTATGTCAACCATGTGTGTTTCCTTCCGGCCTTAAGCGCCGCGTCTAAAGATTGATGGGTCAAGCGGTCGTCTCTTCCGGGACTAGGCGCCAAACGCGCCAAGGAGCCAGAAGCGCCCTAACCGACGGCGGCATCACCGCGTCGGTTTTCTGTTCTCTGTCCGCTTCACGGTTCTCGTAGAGGTCGCCGAGCATGAGCAAGATTGCTGCTACGATAGACGGCTTGACGTGCATGGCGGTGTCGTCATCCGCAGGTAGCGCCTCGCTATCCGGCAAGACTACACGGTCCAGATATTCAACGACGATGTCTTCCGCGGCCGACGTGTAAAGCTCGATCTCGGCGTCATCATCGCTGTGCAGCACGCGAAGGTGCCGCTTTGCGGTGGCTAGATCAACGAGCGCCATGAATTAAGCCGCAATGACTGCGGCCGTGGGCGCGCTGGTTGCCGAAAGAGAGCCGCTGTCATTGGTGGCAGTTACGGTTACCGTGATGACCTTCCCGACGTCGCCGACAACCGGAACGTAGGTTGCCGCCGTGGCGCCGACGATAGCCGCGCCGTCTGCGTTCCATTGCCTAGTGTAGGTTGGCGATCCTGACCACGTGCCAGTCGTCGACGTCAACGTCTGGCCGACCTGAGCGGTGCCTGAAATGGCCGGAAGGACGCTATTTGATGGAGCGCCGATCCCGACGACCACGGCCGCGCCAAGATAGCTCGCGAACCGCCTCTTGCGGGCAGATGCACTAACCATTTTTCTTTCCCTTTCTGCGCACTATCGGTTCCGGCTCGGTCACTAGCTCAACATAGCCGTATGCAAGGAGCTGGCTCGCGATATGCTTTGGCAGATCGATTTCATCGCCCTCGTTCAGGCGTCCATAGTCGCCAACAAGCGCCTTGAGTGCTCTTATCTTCATGTCTAATCCAGTGAGTGATGGGGCGGCCGTTAAGCCGCCCCATCAGTCTCGTTACGGCGCCGGGTTTACGTCGCCAGTGACGAACGCTTCCGGACGATAAACGGCCAGAGCAAGGCGCTCTTCGATGCGGATCGTGAACATGTTCTTTTCGAAGTCGTCCACGTTCTCGCTCGAAAGCAGCACTTCGACGTCCATGCGGTCGAAGATCTGCGCACCGAGGTTGAAGGCGCCGGTCAGGAACTTGCCGGCCGTTACGGCCTGCGTCTGGGAGACGGGAAGGCCCCAGAGCGTCGGGCCCATCGGCGACATAGCGTTGCCGACGATGTAGTTGCCGCCAAGATCCTTGGTCAGTTCGATCTTTGCCCAATCCGTCGGATGCAGGACAAAACCGCTCGCCGGGTACTCCGCGAGGATGACCTGCAGAACAGCAAGGCGCAGACGATCGATCGCTGTTTCTTCGGCCGGAGTAAACGCGGGAGCGAATGCGGTGGCCTGCGGCAGGATGCCGTGAAGGTTCTGGCCAGTGCCGTCGCCGTTGAGAAGCTGGTTCTCTTCAACGAACTTCAGGCCGTAAGTGCCGCGTGCGTTGATGTAGGATGCCAGCGCCGGCGCATCGTCGAGGATCTGGCGAGAAGCCTTGAAGATGTGGGCAATCGTGCGAACCTGGGTGCTGAGCAGGTTGAACGTTAGGTCCGACTTCGGCTTCTGCGTAGTTTCCGCAACCGGAGCGGCGGAGTTCGTGAAGCCAGTTTCCTTGACATATTCAACGCTGGACGAGGAAGTGCGTCCCGGCGCGATGAGGTCACGGATCGTGAACTGACGGTTCGGAGGCGTGACGATGCCGGGAACGCGAGCCCCAGGGACAAGCGACGTGCCAGCAGACCGACCAGCACCAACCGTGGTATTCGCGGACGTGATGTCGGCGCGTTCCATACTGACGCGGAAGCGACCACGCTCGTTCAGGCTGAGACGGCCATTTTCAAAAGAGGCGTTTTCGACAATGTGGTCGCCAATTCCACGAGCCAAAGGATCGCCACTTTCGCTGACGCGGTCTGCAGCCTTCTCGAGTTCGCGAACGCGGGTGACGGTCTCGCCGAGCTCGGAAAGAGCCTTGTCGACCTTGCCCTTCAGTTCGGCGGAAACTTCGCCGGTTGCTTTCAGCTTTTCGGTGAAGTCAGAGCCGAGGTTGCCTACCTGCTCCTTAATGGAGGCCAAAGACTGGCCAAGCTCGCCGATCTTTTCGGCAAGTGCATTATCGGACATGAAGTCCTCCTGATTGTTGGGGATTTACTGTGTAATTGTGAATGAACGCGCTTCGGTCAGAAGCCTTTCGACCGCTGCCAAAGCGGCAGCATCCGCATCGACATCAGGTTCCCCCTGATCCTTCTTGAGGTAGAGCCGAGCGGCCCGCTCTGCCTCAGAGCCCGTCAAACCCATCAGTCCCCTGATGCCGTTTTCGAACTCGCGAACTGTTACGCTCTCGCCTGATCGCATCTTAGCTACCAGTACTTCGGCGGATTCGGCCCGAGCCTGATTTTGCGCCTTTACGCGCCGCACGTATGCCGGCTGCGTCTCAGCGCCGAAGCGCTCCAGCGTTTCTTCCAGCGTCGCGATGCGGTCGACCATGCCGCGGTCCATCAGGGCCTCGGCGTAAAACACCCTACCCTGCCCGAAGCCATCTTCGACCTTGCCGACGGTGGTGCCTCGCCCCTCCGCAACAGCGGAAATAAAGCGGCTGTACGACCGGTTTACGCCGTCCTGAATGTGCTCCAGCGTCTCCTTGCCAAGCGGCTCGGTCTCGTTACCCTCGACCTTGAACTTTCCGGCTGAAATGTACGTGCGCTTGACGCCGCGCTTCTCCAGCGCAGCGGAAACATCATCATGGGCCGTATAAACCCCGATGGATCCCGCGCGACCGGAAGGCGTAACGATGATTTCGTCTGCGGCAGACGCGATCCAGTATGCCGCGCTCGCCGCAAGGCTGTTCACCTGCGCGACGATGGGCTTGTCGCCCCCACGAATGCGACGAATCTCGGTGGCCAATTCTTCCGTGCCGGGGACGGACCCGCCAGGGCTGTCGACATCCAAGATGACCGCCTTGACATCCTCATTGGACAGGGCGGAATGCAGGGAGCGGCGGATACCTGCGTAAGACGTCCCGCCCGACATTGCCGAAAATGCGTCCATCTTGTTCGCCAGAACGCCGTAAACCGGAATGACGGCAACATTGCCGTCGATTTCGGCGATTTCCTTGGCTCTTGCGTCAGATACAGCCGCCGCGAACTCGGTCGAGAACAGCTTCTCGCCTTCCGCCCTGGCGACCAGAACGTCTGCCAAAACGGCAAGTTTTTCGCGCTGAATAGCCCATGGCTCAGCCATGAAAGCCGTCAAAACGTGCTCAAACTTCATGATTTGTTCCCTATGCAGCGCGTTTTAGCGGCTGTTCTTGCGAGTTCGGCGGATTTTCCATCGTCTCGCCCAGTTTGTTGAGCGGCGTCATCGTTCCGTTAACTATCGCGGTTTCTCCGCCATCAACCGGAGCCTTGTTTTCGTAGGATCTGGCTTCGTTCGGCGTATAGATGCCGCTAGTGACCATCTTCGACAGGAACTCTGCCCTCGCCGCGCTGTCACCTCTGAGAAGGCCTTCGATCGAGAACTTCACCACGGTCGTTTTGCGCGTCTGCGGCGTCAGAAGGTCACGATAGATCGCCGACTCAATGCTGCGAAGCATCGGAACAAGGCATGTCTTGGTGAACTGCAAGATCAACTGCTCGATCCCGCTTCCCCATGTCGTCGTGCCGTTAGCTGCGTGACCGATCATTACTGGCGGTACGCCGAAGATGCGGCAAATCTGCTCGACACTGTACTGCCTACTCTCCAGCATCTGCGCATCTTTGGGATCGATGTTCAGTGAGTGGGGCGTCAACCCTGCTTCCAGGATTGTAACCCCCCCTGCTTTCTCGGCACCTGCAAACTGCGTCAACGTGTCAGAAATCTGCTTCCGCTGTTCGGGCTTCAGTATTTGGTCTGACGAAAGCAGCGTCGTTCCGAGCAGCCCGTTCTTGAACATCCTGCCGCTGGCTTTTTCGCCAGAAAGCGCATTGCCGATCACGTTTCTCTCGACGCTGATCGGCGAAAGCCCGCGATCGCAACCAGGCAGGAGGGCGCCGCGGATATGCAGCATATTCTCCGCAGAAATCTTGCGCTTGCCGCCCTTGCCTCGACCGTTAACTCGCTCCGTCACCTCGTAGTAGCGTGCGTTGCGCTCATCCCTGCAAACTTCGACGCAAAGAGGATCGAACGGTATAAGGGAAGAGACGGAGCCGCCGCGCATCTTCTTCTCGGCAAAGAAATTTCCGTCCAGGCAGAGACACATCGCTACCATGGCCCAGAAGTCTGCCGCCGTATCGTCAATGTTCGGCATGTCGTGCAGGAGCTCATAAAGTTGGCTCTCGCGGTCGACAGTCACGCCGTCGTCTTTGTATACCAGACACGGCAGCGTCTTGATGGAGTTGGCAATCAGGTTTACGCATGCCCACACAGCGTCGAGCTGCATGGCCTTGTCGTAGGTCACCGTTTCGCCGCTGGTGGTCTCAGTTCCGTAATACGCCCGCCAAGGGCCAGATAGGAGGCCGAACGGCTTTCCTATCCACTGCAACAGGCCCATGGCCACTCCTTACTCACCAAGTAACGGTGATCATGTTGTTGACGAAGTCGTCCATGCTAGCTCGCTGATCGACGAAGCCATCCACCGCCGCGCCTACCGCCATGCACAGGGCCACGGCGGAATCTATCCGTCGATGCGCCAGAGACTTGACGAGGTATTTGTTTTGAAGCGCGTCAGGCTTGCTGAAAGTAGCCGCCATCATCGCAGTCATGAGGAGCGGGTTGCTTCTCAGCCTGATTCTGCCGTCGACGATAAGCGACTCGACCTCGCGGATTGAGCCAGGCATCCAAAGCCCGCCGGGTTCCGGAAGCCCTTCTGCTTGTGCCTGCTCGACAAGAGCCTCATCTGGATTGCTGCGCCGCAAGCCGCCCTGCGGGTGGTTTCGGTGCACCAGATCGAGGCCTAGCTTGCCGCATTCTTCCATGAATTCGGCATAGGCATACTGATCGTACGCAATGGCCTTGATATCCAGGCTCTTGGACGACTGGAGAACGCTATACGCCACATAATCGTAGCGGATTCGCTCGCCGGGTATGGCAATCAGATGCTTATCGGCCACCCACTGGAGGTAAGGCGCCTTGTCCTTGTCGGCCCGCTCCTTGAGCGTGCCTGCCGGCGTAAAGCTGTCAACCCATGCGTCAAATGTTGGCGCAAGGAATGTGCTTCCGTCTGGCCTCGTCATTTCCTTGTGCCCTGTCGGCACGACATAGGCGACGCAAGTCATGTCCTTATGGGACGAAAGGTCGACTCCTAGGAACGCCGGCTTTCCTTCGTGCTCCTCGATGTCGAAGTCACACATCACTGACTCGACAGTCTTTCTCGGCATCCAAGACGAATGCGCATCGGTCCAAACGCAGAAATACAGGCGCAAAATACCGGGAGCATCGCTCGGAAAATTCTTCGCAAATGCGACCTGAGAAGCGATGTACTCCTTACTGACCGTTACGCCCAAAAGCGGGTTCGTCTTGGCCCAACAGGAGTCGTCCTCCAGCGGGTCATCGCCCTTGTCCAGGGCGCAAACATACGAGAATAGCTCATCCGAGCCAGGCCACGTCTCTCCGACGTAGGCATACTCTTCGTCTGGCGTTTGCGTCCCCGCGGCAACAGCACAGGCCATCTCGTGCTCGCGCCAGCAGACCGAAAGCCTATCGCTGCCGCTGTTCGTGATCATCATCAACAGCGGCTGGCGTCGGAACTTAAAGCCCGCCTCCAGCATGCGCATGATCTCGGGTCCAGGGTGCTCGTGCACCTCGTCGCAGAGTGCAAAATGCGGACGCAACCCCGAGCCCGTCTTACCGGCTTCCTTCGACATCGGTCGAAAGAACGATGAGGTCTTTAGATGGGCAAGGTTGTATTCCCTCTCAAAGCCTCCGCTCGGCTTAATCTTCTTCGAAAGGTCCGGAGACTGCCGCATCATTTTGACGGCGTCTCGGAACAGAATCGATGCCTGCTCCTTCGTCGCTGCCGCCGCGTAAATCTGTGCGCCAGGTTCGTTGTCGTAGACTAGGCCGTACAAGCCGATGCCCCCAACTAGTGGGGACTTGCCGCAGCCCTTACCCGCCTCGATGTATGCGCGGCGGAAGCGTCGCGTACCGTCGGCTCGCTTCCATCCGAAGATGGAACCTAGAATGAACTCCTGCATGGGCTGCAGAACGAACGGCTGATTGTCGAACTGGCCCTCGGAAAGGCGCAGCTTGCGCTCGAAGAAGTTGAAAACACGGCGAGCGGCGGCATCGTCCCAATGAAGGCCGCGATCGGCCGCGTTTGCCAAATCGTCGAGGTGCCGGCGGCAGGAGTTGCGTACGTGAGGCCCAGCCACAATAGAGCCGTCAAGGACAGCGTGCGCATATGCATTAACCCTATCCAGTGCCGGAGTTTCGTCGTCAGCCACAGTCTGACACTTAGTCGAGGCCGTCTTCCTCGTCGTCCTCTTCATTCGGCACCGTCACTTTTGTGGCGTCCGCAGGAGTTGCGCCCATCTGTCCAAGCATCTGCCGCAAGAGGTTCATGGCCTGAACGCCAACCTCTTGGCCAGCCATGATGCGACCCTGAATATTCGAAGCCATGCCGACGAGTGTCCTATGCGACTGGTTCAGCCACGGCAGTTCGTTCTGGAAAAGCAGCCATGCGGCCTTTGCCTTGCACTGATCTGTGTCGGCGATCCACTTCGGTGGAGCACCAAGAGGGCCGTTCGCCTTAGGTTCGGCGCGGTCCTTGAAACGGCCAACGTTGACTTTGTCTCGCCCCTCGATCCTAGCCTTGCCGAGGGGATTTCTCGGCTTTGCCATTTGGGGAAATCCTCAAAATAGGGTCATAATCTGAATTGCAGATGCGTGCGTTCTTGGGTGCCGCCGGTCCCGTAGACGGAAGACTTGCGACTTTGTCGGCACCCCGGTCATAGGGGCCACCCGTTGGCGTCGAATGAGATCACCGTCTTGCCGTGGTCTTCCAACTGAGCATCGCTATCATGATGGGGCTTGCAGAGACTTTGGTGATTGTTGGGGTCGATAAATAAATCCCAATCACCTCTGTGCGGGATCCGGTGGTTAACAACCGTGGCAACTTCAACAATTTCTGCGAGCAAGCACCGCTCGCATAGCGGCTGGCGCATCAACTGCCGCTCCCTTAGGCCGTCCTTGCCTCGCCAGATTGCCAGCTTGTACAAGCGCCTATAGCGCGCTGCTTCTTCACTGCGATGGTCAGCCATATGCACCACGCAAAAAGGAAAGCGCCGAGCTCAACCCGAAGGGAGCCCGGCGCATGATTGCCACGTCGCGAGAGGAGGCGCGCTGCGGCAATGGGGATTGGCAGCCGAGTGCGGGACATTTTACGCTAGTGGTGTCTCACTGTTTGCCACGTCGCGACCGTCTTGCGCTACTGCCAATGCTGTACCGTGGACGCATACCAAAAGGCAGAGACATGGCCACGGTGTACGAGGAGCCGAAGATGGCGAATGTGGGTTGGCGCACATTCACGGTATGTCGCCAGCAGCGCCGCCAATCTATTGGATGCTGGCCAAGACCGAATGCATCACTGCATCGGCGGCATCTTCGTTATGAATAACCAGACGGGGTGCGCTATTGCTAAGCGTGCCTGGTCTTGTTGGCGGGATGGCCGACCGCTGCAGACGGTACGCTGCCTATGGGGCAGGTGGCCAATTCCCGACGATGATGCCCATGACGAACCACGGACAACTCGCTGATGGTTCCCGCATTCATCTCTGACGCGGGCTCGGTCGCAAATGAAGCTGCGCACCGAAAAAGTAGACCCGGCGCTGTGGCCGGGTCAAAATTCTGATCTTGAATACAAGTATAGCAAAGGCGTCCGGTGATATCCGGAGATGCCTATGCCGCTAGGCGAGTGAGGCCATAAAGCTGAGCGAGGACACGGAGGCCGGCGTTCAGCCGCTCCTTCGCAGCAGCCGTTGCTGTGTCCTTTCCAGTGTAGCCGCAGTGCGCCCTGCCAGCGTCCAAGAGCGTCTTGCCCTCAAGCACAACAGCATCGACGACTGCACCGTAACGAGCTCCAATCGCTCGCCTGGCCGCGCGGAATCGATCCTTGGCAATCGCCGATCTCTCCGACACGGCTTGGCCGCCGGAACCGTCCACCATCGGTCTCGAGTAATCGATAGCGCCGAGGGGCTCAAAGCCAGCCGCGTGGTGATCTTGCTGATATAGCCGGCCGGCAGTAAACAAGAGCTCATTTATGCTTGGATCCTCATCGAGCTGCTTGCGCTTCGCCATTACATCAAATGCAGTGTCGAAGAGCCGGCGCACACCGTCGATCGCCTCGACGTTATCGTTGGCAGCAACCAGGCGCTCTTTTGTTGCATCGTTCTCGCCAAGTGAAATCTTGGGCAGGGAAACATTGCGGGACAAAACTGTCGGCTTTGCCTTATTGCCCCACCAACCGCGGGCGACATCGCCGATGCCCGCCGTTAGTTGGTGCGTGGCGTCAAGATTCGCCCGCGGGTTCTCGATCACCAGCGCCATCCTCACCGCTCGTTCGCGCTTCGGCGTACGCACCGACTGCATAGCCTTCTCGAGCATTTCACGCAGCGCCAGACGAGGCTTGCTGACAGACGACCACTTCCCTTCTTTGTCGCGCCAGTTGACGGTGGCGGGACCTTTTAGTTGCGAGCGGCTCGCAGTGGCCAGGCGGTGGAGTATCTCTCCGGCATCCCGCTCGTCGGAGCTAAGAGCACCTGACGTGGCCAGATTGGCGAGGAGCCGCAATGGCTCAATAGGAACGGTCGGATCGCCGTCTGCCAACCTGTCGTTGGCGGTTGCTTCGAACTCAGAGGAAGCAAATTTCTCATTGATGAAGTCGGTGGCTGTCACGGCTTACTTGCTCCACTTCGGTTTCGGATCTGGAAGTTTGTCGATTGCTTCGGAGATATTGCTGGGGATGCCATGGGGGCCTTCTGCGATCGCCGCTGCCTTTGCCCTCATGACCCTTGCCGTGGCCAACCTGGCTTCTTCTGCCTCACGCACGGAAACTGACGTGGGATAGGAGGCGACGAGGCGTTGGTGTGTAGCTTGCAGTGCCTGGTGCTTTGTTTGCAGTTCACTCAGTTCTGCTTCGGCTCGACGCAGTTCCGATCCGGCTTTCGCTTCGGCGGCCTCCTCAACGTTATCGATTATCCGGCCCCGGTAGAACGATAGAGCTTCATCGACCAGTTCCGCCCTCACCCTCGCGTCCTTCTCCTGAAGAGATTCAAGAACGACGCGAAGGATGAAGTCGCCGAGATCCTCACCTTTCCGGCGAGGATTCCGCATCAAGAACGAGATGTTCACGAATTCACCGAGTCGTCGAGCAACGGCGCGAGATGGTATGCGACGCTCGCTCGGTACTTCGGCGGCCACGTTTCGGGCATCTCTGCCAACACCATCGAGGCGCCGTGGGCTTGCCCTGACAGCGGATTGTGTTTGATAAAGGCCGAACGAATAGCGTCGCCAGTGTGGATCTGGATGTAGGTGTCGGCTACCGGCTCTGCGGTTTCGACCGCCGTGTAAAATCGATCAAGTGCGCGGCGGATCCGGGCGACGTCTTCCGCGGTGGCGGCAATGTCATGCTTGGTGGCGAATGCTTCAGATGCTTTGGTCATTCTGTTCTCCTCTAGCGGTTGCCAAGTTCGGTACGGTCGATCCAGTGCCATTCCCAGTTTTTGTGAGATTTACACCAGACCAATACCTGTTGCTCATCTCCGGAAAATCTCGTCGAGCTCGTCGACCTGTGACGGGTCCAGCCGGTGCGTGATTGTTTTTCCGTTTCTTGTTTCACTGACCTCGATGGCCATGCTGTCTCCTTTCGCGCGCGTGAGTGATCGGTGCTTTGGGGGCTCAAAAACGGTATCGGGGGTATATCCCCATTTCAGAAGTACCCACTCTTATATACATCATTGTTTTTATTGTATTTTCAGATGAAAGACCGGGTGAAAGGGTGGGTGCAAGACTGGGG